AGTCACAGCGGTGACGGCAGCTGGCTGCACAATTGTAATGGCGCCTGAGACTGGAACTCCTACTGATGGCGATTTCTACATTTGCGTCATTGGAGTTGATGGCCGTTCAGATGCAAGAAAAGGACGTACTCCTTTAGAGAACTCTCAGCGTAAGCCTCGAATTGTGGCTGGACAGATTACCGTAGCTTCGGGCGTTCCTTCTATTACGATAGGCGGGGCTACTGGCGGCGCTGACTTAATCAGCGTGGTTGACGGCGGCACTGGAGACTTCTCTTTTACGATTGCAGAGCGCTTTGCGCGAGAGCCAGCTATCTTTTTAACTACCACTACTCAAAGCGCTGAAGTTGTAAGTTTTACTAACGGCGTAGTCAGATTTAAGACCAAAAACTCTTCTGGTGATGATACTGACGTGAATGGAGTGACTAGCATTTTTATCATAGGGACAGACGTCAATGACACTTTCTAAAGTTCTTTTAGCAATCGCTGCGTCCCTCTGCTTCTGCGCTTCTGTGCAGGCTCAGGGGCTCCCTATTCGTAATGATGTTCCTACGCAGCTAAGGAGCCTTGGCGCTGACTTGAACGTGGGAGCCAACTTTGCGGTTAACCGGTTTGGGCAGCTGCAGTGCCTTTCAGTAGTGGGAGCAGGCGGAGCCACTAGCGCGAATAAGCTTGAAGACTCTGCTCATGCAGATGGGGATGCGGGAACTTATGCGCTTGCCGTGAGGGATGATGACCTATCCCAAGACTCAGGCGCTGATGGCGATTATCAGTCGCTCAGAAGTGATTCTGTAGGGCGTCTTTACGTTAATGCCTTTGGCGGTGATGTTAATAGGTTCTTGGTTGCTTGCAGCGGGATAGCTACTGGCACAGCCGATCAGCCGATTATTTCTGCGGTGGTAGGCAACCGTATTTATGTAACAAGTCTAAGCTGCGTGAATACGGCAGCGGCTGTGGCTTCTTTCCTTACTCTTAAAGACGGGTCAACTGGAAAGTGGAATTATTATCTCTCCGCAGCGACTGCGACTTTAGGGAATAATCAATTCCATGTGGTCTTTCCAACTCCAATTCGGGGAACGGCTAATACGGTGATGCAGTTTGCAATGACAACTACGGCAACCTCGACCTCTTGCTGCGCAACTTATTTTACCTCAGGGAACTAATATGGTTTCTGAAGCTAAGAGAAAAAGCTATGTAGCGTCACTCTCTGACGCAATTGCGCGTTCTCTTAGCGGCGATAATACGCAGGCGGCTGAGACGCCTCAGTCTTTGCAGCCTCCACGAGATTGGTATGGCCGATCTGGTGGGTACAGCTCTGCTGATGAGATGATTCAGAGCTCTCAGGGGCAGCTTTACACGCCTGTAGGCAATACTCTCTCGCAGACTCAGACAATAGGCTCTTCTACTCCAGCGGCAGAAACTCAAGCAAATGCTCGAACGGGGAGCTGGTATACTGACCCTAATTTGTGGGGCGCCGTTATCCAAGCTGGTGCTGGTCTAGCGCAGTCGTATTGGTCTCAGTCTTCTAACAAGAAAACGGCAGAGCAGTATGCTGAGCAGCAGGCTGAGGCTCTTAAGGCGGCTGCAATCCTGAAAGAGAAGGAGATTGCTGCTCAGAAGGAAATTGCAGAGCTCTATTCAGGCGCCACGGTTAAGGCGGCAATGCTGCAGGCTGAGTCTGCAAAGAAGAACACGCTTGCTAATCTTTACAACAACTGGGCTGAGATATCTCAGAAGGCAAACGATTCTGAAGGTGAGGCAGCTCAGAATATTGGTTTCATGGTTGGGCGTAGTCTTGATGCGAGGCAGGCGAGTCTCAAATGAGTTACTACAAGGACGAGCAGGGCAATACCTACCAAATCAATCAGGATGGCAGCTACACGCTTATTCAAGCAGCCCCTAAGAACTCTGCAACGCTTAGTTCTATTGCTCCTGCGCAAAATAATTTGATTGGGCTTAGTGGTCAGGGCGCTGCTCAAGGCAGGTCTGGAAGTGAGCCAGAGCGCGCTGACGGCGTGCAGTCGGCTAATGCTGCAGATTATGGCGCTACTGCAGCAAGTGCCGCAAGTGCGGCTTCGGCTCTTGGGTCTACCACTACAGTGGCAGCTACTGGGACAAGCACTGCAGGCGGCGCATTTAGTGGCGTTAGCGGCTCCATGAGCGGAACTTCAGCAGGAAGCCTCTCCGGGTTGTCTGGAAGTACGGGGTCGTATCTTGCCGTAGCTGCTGATGCGCTTAGAGCGTACCAAAATTTCACTAACGATAGAGTTGCTGACAAGAAGAAGAACACTCAGTTGCAGAAGGATATTGCTCGCGGCGTTGCTGACTGGTACACGGGCGGCTTGGCTGGGATGGCGCTTGACCTTGCGCACAAGAATAAGACTTTCAACAAGTGGGAAGCCAAGCTTGATAAGTGGGACGCCAAGACAAACCCTTCTACAATGCTAATGAATCGCTTTGCTTCTTCTAAAGGGCAAGGCCAAGTCAATCGCGACTGGGTTAGAAAAGAATTAGTTAAGAACAAGGTCATTGATGACAAGTATCAGATCCAGCTTGCAGATGGCTCTACGTTTGACATGGGCGCTGACGGCAATGCCATGCTCAAGAACGCAGATGGCTCCGAGCGCAAATATAAATACGTAGATTTTGACAGAAAAGACCTTGGAGATATGCGCGATAATTTAGCGCTGTTAACTCCACTAGGTCAGCTTGCTACGCTTGGGTACGATAAGCAGACCTCTGCAGACATGGCTGCGTACTTTACTAACGCGGCAACGTCTAATGCTAAGAACTCGGATGACGTCTTGCAGAATGCAAAGACTATCTCTGAGAAGTTCGGGGTCACCACAGAAAACCTCCCTAGCATCATGGAGGCGTTCAAGAAGACTGGGAACTATGATGACGAGACCCTGAAGGTCTATGAAGCTAAGCTTAAGCAGCTTGCGGAGACTCAGTCTAAAGCGGCAAAGGAGGCAGCGGAAGGGAAGGCGACTGTCTCTCTTGAAGACTTGCTGCCAAAGCCTGACCCAAGAATGGAGAGGGCTTCTAAGGTGTCTCAAATAATGAGTCTGGGACAGCAGCAGCAGTCTAAAGACTCTTATAAGACCAAAAAATCAAAAGCGTCTTTACGTGGATTAATGCCTGAGAGTTTTGGAGGCTAATGTGGCAAATACTTATAATTTCGGTGGCAAGGCTCTTAAGGCTGATGCTGAGGATGACAGCGAGGAAGAGAAGATAAAGAAGGCGGCGCTTTACCAAGTTCTTAACAACAGAAGCGGCGGCGGAAGGTCGCTTGACGTCGCTGGTGGCGGTGGGACTCAGTTATTTGGAAGGCCTCAGCCGGGCACTCAGGGAGAAACTCCCGCGTCTCCTGCGCCTGCTGCTAGGCCCACAATGCCTGAAGGCGATCAGGTAGGAAAAGACCCTGAGGCTAAGGATCCTAAGAAGTACATGTCGGGGACTTCCCACGGAATGTTCGTCCCGTCTTGGAACAGGCTTCCAGCAGCGGCTATGCCAGCTCCTGAGGATACAACGGCGGTACATTTGCCGGGAACAGCTACTGGGCTTGACCCTCACGATGCAGATAGGGGAGTGCCTTCTCAGCAGCCGGGACCTCCGGGGCAGCCCATGGAGAGGCCGGTAGGGCGTCAGCTTAGAGGTCGGCAAGGGGCAACGCTAGGCAGTATTAGACCTCGGTAGTCTATTCGTAAGGAATGTTATGGCAAAAGATTACGCAAAGATTAAGGCCCTCGCTTCTTCTATCCTTGAGTGCATTGGAGATGACGAGGAAGGGATGAGTCCTAAGCTCCCCAAGCAGAAGGCTGACATTAATAACGGCGGCCAAGATGAGATGGAGGAGATTCTAGAGTCTGACAAGGCTGACCCCATGGAGGGCGAGGAGCTGTCAGAGGAAGAGGATTCTACTGATGGCAGAGAGAAGAAGCGTAAGCGCGACTCTGCCATGGCAATGATGGGCTCTGTTCTCTCTTCTAAATTCAACAAGTGCTAACACATGAGAAGAAGCGACGTTCTAATTACTGCAGCGAGAACAATCTCTCGTAATGCCGCAAATGCGGATGGCACTAAGTCTATTAGTGACGATGAGATATTGCAGTATTTGAACGATGCGCAAGACCGCATGCAGAACCTCATATCCTCGCAGAAGAACATTGCGAAGATATTCTGCACGCAGCAGATAATCTCCGTGGTGGCTAATCAGGAAGCCTACTCAGTGCCTGATAGGGTGCTGATGAATAAGCAGATTGAGAACGTGGAGTTCTCTGCTACGGGCGCGCTTGGGGATTATGTGGTCCTTGAAAAGCGCAACTTCTTTAATAGGGACACCAACGTTTCCAATTATCCTTCTGCTTACATTAAGAGGGGTAATCAGATTCTACTTCAACCAACGCCTGCCGTTTCGGTGGGTACTTTAAGGGTGACGTATGAACGAGATTTGGATGATTTGGATATTCCTAGGGGTGTTATCAGTAGCATTACTACTGGGACCTCTACTAGCTTTGCTGCTCTGGTACTAGACTCAACGGCTGATGCGTATGAGTCGACGACTCCCGGCTGGAGCACTCAGCAGTACTGCTCCATTGTAAGCCCTTATGGGGCGCGCAGGGCGTACAACGTTCCAATCTCTACTTACAATACTGGTACTAACACGGTTACGCCTACGGGCTCTTTGTTCACCTACACAACGAATGATGTAGAGGTGACTGCTGGCGACGTAGCTGTGTTTAATCAGTACACGACTACCTTTTCTCAGCTGCCTGATTCCTGTGAGCGGTACTTAGTGCACTACGCAGCGATGGAGCTCTTTCACAGGGATTCTAGTGCTGACTTTAGCAAGGAGCAGGAGCTTGTTCAGGTAATTGAGCTAGACATTATCAAGGCGCTTTCTAGTCAGACTAGCGAAGTTCAGTTTATCCCTCAGTTGGATAGGTATGAGTGGTTTTAGAGTATGGCGCAAAAGAAATTCCTGCAAAACTTTGCGGTCAACTTCAAGGGCATTGACGGGCTCTCGTCTGCTCTTGAGGAAGATGCGGGAAATGTTAACCGCGCTGTAAACTATGAGTTTGCTATCGGCAACTCTCTGCGCGGTAGCGTGGGGTGCCAAACTCAAGGCGGTAACGGCTTCTTTGGGATATTCCCCTACACGTACACGAGAACGCAGAACCAATACGATATAAAGTATCAGGTTGCTTCTGGCGTTTATCCTAATCAAACGCCTGATATATCCAGCACTAAGACGTCAGCTGATGGCGCAAGCATTGAAAAGCTAATTGCTATCAATCAGCAAATGTGGGTGCTTGATACGATGAGTATCCCGCTAACCTACGTGAGTGGCGCCTACCCTTTTACTTGGTACACGACGGTTGCAGTTGTAGGCAACAATATTATTACCTTTGTAATGAAGGCTAATGGCGTCACAATTCTAAATTCTAGTTTGCAAAACGGAGTTGATCTTAATTCAAGAACAACTATTTACGGGCTGCTTGGTACGATTGATAGTTTGGCAGAGTTTTCCATAAATCGTGGGACGCGCGGAGTGTGTCCTCCATTCGCTATAGTAAATGGGGCTCAGACGGCAGCGGCTGCTGCTGCAACTGCATTTGGGCCTTCTTACACAGTCACCGTATTCAATACTCCCCACACTTTTAAAAGCGGTGATTTAATATGTTTTCCCACCTGCACAATCCCGGTGGGATCCTTGCCCACTGTCAATACGATGGCGTCAGGAGTTGTTATTGCAACTACGGCAACAACTATTACGTACATTGGGCCTCAAGTTACTCTTGCAACTAGTGGAGATATCCTTGGATACATGGGGCAGCCTGCGGCAACATTCCCCATTACTACGGTAGCGACTGCGACTTCGGGAAATCCTACTCTTGTTTTTAAGTATTGGAGAAACATTCCAGAGAGCTGCGCCAATATAGGCGACCTTTTTATTGACGGGATGAACGGAGCTCTAAACAAGAGCACTAATAGCTGGTATCAGTCGCCTAGCTACGTCAATTCAAACGGCGCTTTGTATTTAGCTACAAGCAGAGGGACTGGCTCCGCCTCGGCTGCTCCTATTACAGGACTAGTTGCTGCTGCTTCTACGGACAAGCTTGTAAAAACAGATGGCATAGCTGCGTATAATGCTGGAATTGAAAACTCTACAGATTACTCTAGCGACTTAAGTATTACCAAACCGGGAGCTGGAGCTAGAACTGGCACTTATCGTTACAAGTTTTTTCTTCGAAGAAGAGACGCTCAGGGAAACATAATAGAAGGGCCTCCTAGGCCAGCCGTATCAACTACCTTAGCGGGTGAATATACGCAGGTGTCTGCCTTTATTTCTTTGAGCAGAATCCCACTTGGGACAGCTTCAAGGTGGGCGTTTAAGCATACCACAGAGACACCTGCTAGTGGGCAATTCTTTTACATTGATGACAGCAATGCAGGAGTTGGCAACGATGGATTTATCCAAGTAGGGGATCCAATTTATTATGTGCCTACTGCCGTCCATATTGCTGGGCTATGGCAATTTGCTTTTGGCGTTGATGCTCTTGGAAATCTAGCTAAAACTGTTTGTACTGGATATTCTGCTAGAGCTGCTGGCATGAGTCCAACGACAAGCTCTATTCAAATAGAAGCACCAACACCCGGAACAATTACTGCCAACGCTCTTATTAGCACTGGACTTACGGTAGTGTTCCTAAGAACAACTGCTGGGGGCAACGTGTTTTACGAGCTTTGCGAGATGCCGGTAGGTCTAAACACGAGTAGCACCACTGTAAGCTTTTATGACAACGCAACTGATGCGGCGATGCTTGTATTAGCACCTCAGTACGTTGAGGCCCCAATTGGGAAGGAGCATGACGTCCCTCCTGATTGTTCAGTTGTCACTCAGCATCAAGGCGGCCTTGTTGTTGCTCGGTCGTTCAGCAACCCCAATACTGTTTCCTTTTCTACGGCTGACGGGATTGAGTACTTTCCTCTTGCTTCTAATTCTTTTGATGTCCCCTCAACACAGTCAGGGGCGATTACTGCTATTGGCTCAGATACTAACGACCGCTTGGCGGTGTTCAAGGAGAAGGCTTACTACGACATCGTAGGAGACCTTGATGGAGGCAATTTCTCAATCAACGTTAAGAACGAGGGAGACTATGGGGTTACAAGCCAAGCCTCTCTCGTTAGAGTTAAGAATGTGCTTGTGGGGCTTTCTCGTCATGGGTTTATTCAAGTATCTGACGGGATGCTAGACCCTTTCTACTTTAAAGAGCTTAACGCACGTATAAGCAATCAGAACTATAATTTTCAATGGGCTGTTGCATGTAATGACGCCGATTTGAGGCGCTATATTTGCTCTATCCCTACGCAGACAAGGGGTTCTCCACAAACGCTTGTTATTGACTACTCACGAGACGAGATTCACACGTTTGAGCAAAGCTTCCCGTCAGGAGTTGAGCCTGCTGCCGGGATGGTGTCGCTGAAAAATAACTTTTATCACCTTTCAGAGGTGGCGCCTTATTGCTGCTTTGTGCGGCTTCCACGGTTTAATGGGGACAGCCCCACCGGGAATAATGGCGATTCTTTTGTGCATAACACGCACGCTATTTCCTATATCCTAGAGTCCAACGTTATCAACAATGGAGAGCCTGACATCCTAAACACCCCTATTAGAATTAGGCTGTGGTCTATCCCTAATGATTATGTTGTGGATGGGTGGGTGCCGTTCTCTGTTCTGGTGGAAGGAGGCGCTTCTCCTATCTCTGCTTACATTGGGAGCAGCTCACCGGGTGGAACATCCTCTACGCTTACCTTTTCTACTACTAACGACATCTTTAAGGATGTGAAGCTTATTCAGTCGGTGAAGACTCACTTCTACATTGTGAGGCTCACTACTAACACCGCGAAGCAATCTCCCTTCATTACGGGGTACGAGATTGTCTATGCTGAGAACTATAAGCCGGAGGACTTGGTAAAATGACCAATCTCTTTCGGTTTAACGCATCCCTTCAAGGCACATGGAAGCAGACACTAGCCACGGTGCTGCAGATACTGAGAAGGGTTACCTTTGTCATTGAGGATACATTCTCATGGGGAGATTTTGTCCCAACCCTTTCTTACACTGGAGGCATGACGGCCTCAGGGGTGGTTATTAATGCGGCGCGGTATTTGAAGATTTTTAACTTTGCATGGTTTCACTTCGACATTAACCTTACTTTAGTAGCTCCTCTTTCAAACACCATCACAGTGACCCTCCCTGTAACGACTTCTTTAAACTCTGGGTTTCAGGTGGCGTTTGTGCAGGTCAACAACGCGGTGCTGAGTGAGGCAAGCTATAGTAATATCGCGGCGGGGGCTTCTGATTTACTTATCTATCGTCCTGCGGCTGTGAATTACACGGCGGTCGCTAGTCGTTTAATCTGCAGTGGGTGCTTAGAGGTGATTTAATATGGTGACAAAGAAAAAGAAGAAGCCAGTAAAGAAACAGAATCCTGCTGCTGCTGACCCTGCCGTAGAAGCTGAGCCTGCGAAGAGAGACCCTAATGTTACGGCTCTTAATAACCTTTGGGGCAAGGAGGGTACGCAGGCAGGCGATGCCCTTATTAAGAAACTTGAGATAGAGGGTGATTTCCTTGGGCGCGTTAATGAGGAAGTCCCCGGACAGCGTGAGTACCTTGATAAGCTAAGGGCTGGACTGGGTGGGTACTCTTCTCCTGAGTATCAGGCTCAGAGGGAGCAGGCGCAGCAGGGCATTGCCAATCAGTATCAGACGGCAGCTAGTCAGCTAGCCAAGGCGCAGGCGAGGGGCAAGGTATACGGAGCTGCAGGAGCGGCGCAGCAGTCTAACCTCATTAGGTCAACTCAGGACTCTAAGAACAACTTAGAGCAGCAGTTAATGGTGCAGAACATTAACGAGATGCAGAACCGGCTCAACAATTACGGTAATGCCAACGCTGCGACTGAGGCTGCGAACCTTGAGCGGCAAAAAACCAACATGGGTAACGTGGCTACTGAAACTGCCACAAGGGCTGAGACGATTACCGGGGCGGGTGGTCTTGCGCTGGAGAAGGCTCAGAACAAGACGCTGGCGGATATTCAAAGACAGGGAATTGAGGCTATTAATGGAAGACCTTCTCAGCCTGCGCAGCCTGCACCTAAGAAGAAAAAGAAAACAAGGTAAAAGCTTATGGCGCCTGTAGACTTTGAGCTTAATGAGAACGACCCTGACTTTAAGCGGAAGCTCGCTGAAGCGCTTGCTGGCCGTCAGGCTATGGGCGTTTCTGACAACGGGAAAGGCGGCATTAACCCTGCTGAGGTTAACATGCCGATAATGAACCAGCAGCTTAACACGGCGCTGCAGGGCAGTGAGACGGACAAGCTGCAGGAGTTCGGGTTATCAGCGCCTAATCCAATAAGTCCTTTGAGGGAGTCTAGCTACGAGGCTAAAGTCCAAGACATAGAGATGCAGAAAGAGTCTGCGCTGGACCGGTTGCAGTTTGAGCTGCAGAAAAAGCCTGAGATTTCCATGTCGCAAGGCATTGCGGCGGCGCTGCTTGCCACGATTCCAACGCTTGGCGGATACGCAATTGGGAAGGCTGTGGGGAGTCCTGAGATTCCCAAAGGAACGTATTTCCCCGGCATGTCAGGGGCTGACTTTAGAGAGACGTTTGGAGTGGGCGGCGATGCTGCGGCGGCTGAGGGCGCTGCGATTGGCGCTAAGGCTGCGGGTGGCTACCTTGATGCTGAGACCAAGCAGCAGCAAGAGATGCTTAAGAACTCGATGGAGTTTGATAAGAAACAGTTTGAGCGGCTGGAGAGCAAGGGGCTAAGCCTTGAGCAAGCGAGACTTGCGCAGGAAGCTCAAAATCAGCGGCAAAACGACCAACAAGAGTTTATGAAGGAGGAGCGCCGGTTAACTAGAGAAGCGGCTATTGAGACTGCGAAGGCTAACAAGAAGGAAACAATAGAAGATTTAATGACCAAAGAACAGAAGCTAGGGAGAGCTGAGCAACTTTCGGGTAGAACCCCAGATGGGAAACGGCTCCCGTCAAATCTGGACGCGCAGGTAACTAAAGATGCTGCGCAAATGAAAGCTGCGACCGACTACGCTTATAATATTGCTGACAAACTTGAGGCGTCCAAGATGTCTTGGGCAGAAATGCAAGCGGCTAAGCTTGTAACAAAAGCAGATAGACTATACATAGCGGCTTCTTTGGATAGGCTCACTGACTCTGAAGGAAGAAGGAAGTCTGGAGCTGTGATTCCTCCAGAAGAATTTGCGAAGATAAGAAGATTTATAGCGGGAGATGATACTCTGACTCCTCAAGAGATTGCGGGATACCTTCGCAGCTATGCAGACGATACGATGAACTATAATCGCTCTTACGTTGAATTTGCGCAGGCTGCTGATAATCCAGAGGCGCTAGCTGAGCTAATGAAACCAAGACCTACGGCCCCTCCCCCTCCGCCAACTACGGATAGGCTTAAGGAGCTCCAAGACCTCGCTAATCGGGTAAAGGAACAATAAAATGGCGTTTACTGACGAAGAAGCCGCGTTTCTCCTTAAGCAGGGCCTAACTCCTGAGCAGGTCCTTGAGGCTGAGAAGCTGGACGCCGACAAGGGCGCCATGAAGGGCTATGTCGATGAGCTTGGCTTAGACACTGCCGCACGCAGCGTTATGGACGTTGCTGGAGGCATTAAGGACGCCGGTGTTAAGTTTTTAACGCCTCCCCCCGGTGTTGATATAGGCTCTCCGATTAATGCAGCTAGGACCATAGGAGAGACTTTATTTGGCGGGGTAAAGACGCCCCTTGAGGCGGTTGATAGGGTAGGCGGTACTGCTGCTTCCATGATTCCCGGCGTTGGTAGAACTGGTTATGGGATGCTTAAGGACTATGCTCTTGAGGGCATGCAGATTCCGGGAGCTCCTGAAGGCGTTGCGTATGAGCCAAAGTCTAGGCAGGAGTATGGCGGCCAGCTTGCGAGAAACAACATCGACGACTTGGTGGGCCTTGGCATAGGCGCTGGAGTAGCTGGCGCTGTCTCTGGGGTTGGTAGGCTCAAGGGCAACTGGCAGGCTAGGAGTGCGGCTAGGACTGCAGCTATTAACGACCCTGCAAGTCAGGCGGCGGTAAGACTGGCTAGGGCGCAGGGTCTTATGGACTCCCCAACTGCTAGAGACTCTATTGCGGCAGGTCGCTTAACAGACCCAATTGTAACAGAAGGCGCTGATATCGCCGTTAACAAGGTTAAAGGCTATGGGCCTAAGACATCACTGCAAGGCGTTGTTACAGACGACTTGCTTGCTGATTCGCTTGGAGCACCGGGTAACAACTCAGGGACTACTAGCGTAGCGGCTCGGCAGCTTAGCGAGGCAGGTCCTAGCGTTTTTAATACCGGCATCTATCACACAGATACTAAGGCTCAGTTCGATCCATTCACTGGTAAGTTTGAAGGATTTGACGGTAACTTTAGTGTTGCTCCTAAGGCAAGACCTGCTGAGCTTGCAGATGTAATTGATAAGGCAGAGGTTGCTTCTGCTCAAATTGCAGCTGCTAGGCAACAAACTGTCACAGCCCTAGATAAGGCTCAGCAACTATGGAATCAGAATCCTCCCGGCGGAGCTCAGAGGATTGCAGGGCTTACTTTTGAGAAAGACGTAAAGCCTCTTATTGGAGAGCTTGAGACTCTTATTGATAAGAGAGCTAAGCATCCTGCCTCTCAGTCGATGGCAGAGGGGATGCAGAAAGCCATTACTGATATGCGCACTGCAATGCTCAGGCTTAAGACAAGCACAGAGGCGCACCTTAAAGCTGGCGAAATCGGAGTAAGTGATGCTCTTGCCATTATTGAAGACTCGAACGCAGTAAGGCGCTCGATTGGGCAGTTCGATAGAAGGGCTCAGGCCAATGGCCTCACTGGTAATCACAATGACTTTGCTGGTAGGGCTGCAGAGCTCTATGGGCTTGGCGAGGTTCAGGCAGCGCTTCAATCAGCGCTAGAAGCTAAGGCTATTGAGATAACTAAGGCAGCTCCTGCTCTCATGACGCAGGCTCCTGAGGTTTCCTCCTTCTTGTCTCAAGTCGGGGAAAAGTCTCTTGCTACAATGAATGAGAAGTACGGAGCCTTTCAAACTCTAGCTGAGGCCGGGACTGAAAGGCTTGGGGTAATTGCTAGACAAAAGCTGCAAGCTAACTCTAACTCGCTTGTTGGGACTGAGCAGACTAGAAACAACTTGCTTGAGAATCCAAGAGGCAACGCGTTCTCTGTAGTTGCCAATAAAATTGATGACAAGCTTGGAGTTAGTAGAAAGTTTAGTCCAGTAAGAACAGACAACGAGCAGCTTCGTCAGCGAAAAGCGCTGAGAATGCCTGACGAGGCCATCACTCAAGTCCTTGATGGGCTTTTGCTTAGAGAAAGGCCCGTTCCTATCCTCAGCAGGGACTTTGAGAAAGTCAGGATGAGCGCTGACTCCATGGCGGAGCTTAACAATAGAGCGGTTAAGATGGGGCTGCTGGCTAGTGGCGTTTTCTTCACGCTCTCTGAGCCTATGCAGAAAGAAGTGCATAAGCAGGTAGCGCTGATGGCGCCTCAAGCCATGGAGACAGTGCCCGGTGGCTTTAATGTGGTCAGCCAAGAGTTCATGGACGCAAACGAAAAGGAAGCTCACATCAAGGATGTGCAGGACCTCTCCTTAGAGCATCAGGCAAGGATTGTCCCTGCATCGTGGCAGAACAAGTTTGTGCCGCGTCCTGATAGGGCAAGCATGCCGGGGGTAAAAACCATGCGGCCTATTCCTAACCTGCAGCAGTTAAACGCTGACATGGCGCCTGCCTTAGATACCCCAGTCCCAAACCAAGACTCCTCTTACGACGGCGGGACTATGGGAATGCTTGAGGAGCTAACAAGGGCAAGGGACACCAATGCTAGATCCAGATGAGACCGACGCCACTCTGATGAAGAAAGCAAAGTCCGTCCTGATTAGGGATGAGGGCATTGCTTACTCTCCTTACAAGGATACCAAGGGGTACTGGACCATTGGGGTGGGGTACTTCATTGGCGTTGATTTAAGCTACCTAAAGCTATCTTGGGACGTGGTTCAGAAGATGCTTGAGGAGAAGATTGAAGAGTCTCTAAGGGACTTGCATCAAATTTTTGGGGGCTATTTTGATACAATTGGAGCGCCTCGACAGCTGGCTCTTTTATCTATGATATACTCCCTCGGGAAGTCCCGCTTTATGGGATTTTCTAAGATGATTATGGCCATTAAGGACCAGAACTGGGAGCTGGCAAGCTATGAGTGCAAGCATAGCAAGTGGGCAAGCGACGTGGATCCAAAGGGGCTAGAGGGGAAGGGCAGAGACGATAGAGTGGCGTATATGCTTAGGACTGGCGAGTTACACCCGGAGTACCCAATCAAGTGACGATTACTGGGTTTAAATCTACTGACATTGAAAGCCGCTCTAAGGTAGAGCCTGCTACTGTCACGAACTTTGGCTACAAGCGTCAGGGCCTTGATGTTAACGCCATGACGGGGCTCTTTCTCGTAACGGCTGCCACCTGTTCAGCTGAAACTACTTCCTCAGTTGCTGTTATGTCTCCTGCCTCAACCGTGAGAGCGGGGGACGTATTAGACTTTAACGGAGTGCGCTCGGAAATTTCTCTTGTCTCTGGCACTTCTTACACCCTAGGGCGCTCTATTACGGGCCTTACTAACGGCTCCTCTGTTAACATCTACCGCCCTTCTTATCTCCTCGTAGATTCTACGGGCGCTGTTTCTGTCTCCGTTTCTGGAACTCCCAACATAAATCTCGCGCAGGTGGGCGGCGTAGCCACGTCACTTGGTCAAAAGGCGGAAGCTTCAAGCATTCCTGTAGTGCTCGCGACTGAGCAGGACACGGCCAAGGACGGCACCGAAACAAGCCAAGGGAAGTTCACGGGAATCGGTGTTCTTAAAGCTGCTCCTTTCGAGGGTAATCCTGCTTGGGCTGCTTGGCCCGCGTCGGAGGATGGTATCCCTTCAGCTGGTCTTTACGCATATAGCGAAACCTCCCAACTACAAACTCGCCTCAACTCGATAAGTACTTCGAGCACAGTAGCTAGCGGAGCAGGGCTTGCAGGTCTAGTAACAAGAAGTTTCGTTCAAGGGCCTAAGCTTGCAATCGGTGGCGACTCAATAGCGGCGCTTGTAACAGAGTCGGCACCATCCGCGACCGATCCGGCGTTACTGGTTAGGAACATCCCAAGCGGCACGCAGCCGGTATCAATTGCATCTCTTCCCGCACTAACCACCGGCTCTGCAATTGTTGGCCGAGTCGGTCACGATATTACCGGCATTGTAAGCGGGCGGAAAGTAGTTGTAACCGCAGGGACTCGGGAACGACTCGTAGCCTCATCAACGCCATGCAAGAAGGTTGACATTGTGGCCGAGGTCGACAACACCGGCACAATCGTGGTCGGCGGCTCAGGCTGTATTGCAACGCTTGCCACTCGTGAAGGCATTCCGCTTTCTGCCGGGCAACCGTATAGTCTTGAGATCGACGACGCCAACGATATTTATCTTGACTCAACTGTTAGCGGGGACGGGGTAACCTTCGTCTATTACACATGAGCAGTAATTCAATCGGGTGGTTCCCCCGCGCATATGACTTTTCTGTCACGGTATCACAGTCATTGGCGGCAACCACGACTGTCCTTTACACCGTTGCAATCCCAATCTTTGCAAGCGCAGCTAATGGAGTCATTTCCAATGCTACGGCCATTGCGGGTTCAGCCGGGTATCAAGGGATACACTTCAAGGCTAGACCGACTTCATCAACCGGCAGGAGCGGCGGCATCTCGGTTGCTGGATACCCGTCAATCATGGACGACAGCCGAGCGTCCCTTAGCTCAGATACAATTTTTGGTACCACAATTTATTTAATCAAAGCGTATATCGACAACGCTGCTGGTAATATTGTTTTTGAGTTCCGCAACTCGGCGGGAACTTCCGGAACTCTCGCTTGCCGAATAATGGGGACGGCTTACCCATGACCAGAATACTGTCCCTTTGTGTTGAGTCTGACCGCATCCTTGGCGGCAGGGGAGAATGCGTCTTGCAGCTCAATAAGCGGTTCCGCCATGTGCATCATGTTTGTTCAGATTTAACTTGGGACCAGAATCCAACGTGGACTGTGACGGTACCTAAGAGCACGACGGGCTATGAGTTTGCCCCCGGCTTTCCTACTAACTTGCTAGTCAACTCTGAAGCGTATCTCATCCACTGCCTTGATATTATCAAAAGGTGGAAACCTGACGTGATTCACGCTCACGATTGGGACATGCAGATGATTGCGCGCAATCTTAGGCGCATAACCGGGATTCCGTGGGTTGCACACTTCCATCTTTTCCAACACGAAATGATGGCAGCGCAGAATAGGCCCGCGAATGACCAGACTTTAGTCCCCCCTACTTACGAGCAGATTGCACTCTTAGAGGCTGACCGAGTTATTTGCGTGTCTCGCTCAATGGCTACTTACGCCAAGATGCACATGGGAATAGAAAGGCCCATTGATGTTGTTTACAACGGCGTAGAAGCAGCAGCACAGGTTGAGTGGAAACCAGAGCGCAGCATTTTGTTCATGGGGCGCATAGACCCGCAGAAAGGCTGGGAGCATGTGGTTGAGATAGCAGAAAGGAACAGCTCGGTTAAAGTCTTTGTAGCTGGGCAGATTGCCGCGATCCCTCAAGAGGAAGCCGAGAAGACCGACGCAATGAAGCGCATACGCGCAGCCGAACTGCTTCCTAATTTTAGATACCTTGGGCACGTGAAAAGGTCTTGGCGCGATAGCGCATACAAGAACGCAAGCTTTGTGGCCATGCCGAGCAATCAAGAGCCTTTTGGCATAGTGGCGCTCGAAGCTATGGCAAGGGGCATTCCTTTAATTACCACAAGAGTCGATGGGCTTGCTGAGTTCTGCGATGATTCCAATTCTTGGCTTTGCAGACATTCTGCTGACTCAATTTTCGGTGCGATGTGGGAGGCGCTAAACGCCCCAGAAAAAACGCGCAAACGAATCGAGGGCGGCCTAGTCACCGCAAAGATATTTAGCTGGGATAACTCAGCACGAGCAACGCTTAGAGTTTTAGAAGAGGCAAGTCATGGCAACGTTGGAACTGGACCAAGCGCAAGTGACGGAAGTGCGGATAGCAATGATCAATGTTGTGGCGCTGCCCCGATCTGAGTGGAGTCAAGAGGACGCGCACGCGCACATATGCCTAGCGTACGGCAACACCGTGGATGGTGCTTTCGTGCCTAGGTATTACGAGTCTCTTTACTTTAGAGGCGCAGAATTCGGGCAGTTCGTGGCAGCGCTCGGCGGCCTAGAGGCTCAAACGCTTGAGGCAGTGCAGCAAATCAAGGGGCTTAGCGGTACGATTAAATAAGTGAAAAGGATGCTCATGTCATCTAACAATGGGGAATCAGAATTCATTCGTGGTGAGCTGCGCCAGTTGAGGCAGGACCACGTAACGCTGGGCAAGATGTTTGATGAGCACAAAGAAGCTCGAACAGAAGACAATAAGGCGCTGATTGTTGCCATACATTCTCTCACGGCTACTTGCGCTGACTTGTCTGGATATATTCGCAGCTTCAACATAAAATTGGACTCTGGGCTTGTTATGTATCAGAGGTTCTCTTTAGCTGCTTTAGGAATAGTGGGGGCTGTGTTTCTGGGCAAGGAAGCGATTTCCACGCTCAAGGCTTGGCTAGTCCCATAAACAAAAAGGAACAATATGCTTAACGACTCAAAAGGCGCCCTTGCATCTCTTGGAGTTTGGGGTGGGGTTATCTCAGCCCTTCCTGCATTTGACGCTATCCTAGTTGCGCTGCGCATTTTCCCCTTCCCCGTTCTTGGGGAGCTTTCAAACCTGCTAGTCCCTGCCATCGGCGGCGTGATTGCCGTGATTGGCCGCGTTACTGCAGAGAAGAAGATTACTAAGCTGATTTAGCTTGGGAGAGAGAGGCTTGCTGTTTCTTTAGCAGGTTAAATCTAGTCACGCTGTTTAAGCGGTTTGACCTTCTGGGCCTCTCCTGCGTCTCTATTAACTGCCCTAGTCTGTCATGGGTATCAAACCTATTGCCTTCTCTTAGCTTTTCTTTAGGCAAAGAAGAGAGTAGTGCAAGGGTATCTCTTACTGCTCTAGGTTCCATGCTCAATTGAATGCAGCACCAATGAAAGGAAAATGGGTGTTCCTTGTAGCAGAGAATCCAGTTCTTAGCGCTTTCTGTGTCGGACTTCTCGCAGGAGAGCTCTAGGTAATCTAGGATTGCTCTCTCTATGATTGCCACTAATAGAAACTTCTCTTCTAGGCAATCGTCGTAGGGGTCGTCTGGTTGTGGTTGATAATGCCTTAGGGAATCGGTCGTATTCATTTGGTCTCAGTTGCCTCCAGTGCTTCTTTTAATGTCTCTACTACCGCTAAAGAACCTTTCCACTCGCTGTGGAACTTCTCTTGGTCGGGTGTAAGCTTCTTGCGCCTGCCTAGGACCTTCACCTCAACGAGGTAGTTCACCCCGCAAAAGCCCACAATAAGGTCGGGCACTCCTCCCCCTATCTGATGCAGGGTAACGACCGAACGACCCGCTGCTCTTAATCCCTCAACGATTTCAGGCTGATTGCCGTCTATTGCAGCGCGGATTCTCACTCCTTGCCCTCCCACCACTTAGCGCCAAAGATGCGCGCCACGGTGTAGTAGGCCCACGCCTTAGCCTGCAGCACTAAGCTTGAGCCTGCTCGGTAGAGCATCATGTCTCTAAAGTGTTGGTCGGTGCGGAGGCGGGTGAGGTTATGCTCCGCAAAAGAATTAGTCATATAAGCCCAGTCATGCCATACGCAGGCATCGTGAAATTCTGGGTCTTTAATGATGAGAGGCTTTATACCACAGCCAAATCCCTTGGTATCTTTCATGGTCTCAGTTGCCTCCTTGCTAGAAAGGGTGGGGTGGGCTGACAGGCACATTGTGGTTTAACGCTAGTCTTCCTAACCTAATGCATGGAGTCCTTCCATTACTAACGCGAACAAACCTTCTTTTCACGACCTCGCCCTTTCCCCATAAGCATTCTCTCATTTATTAGCGCTCCAGCAATATTCTAATTCAAGCTCTCTAAGGCGCTGAAACAAAATCTGATAGCTTTTCATATCTGGATAATAATCATAGCCATTAAACTCTATTCCCTCATCGCCCCCTTGCCTAAAGTGCAAGTGCCTTACACCGTCCCAGTATGCGGTCGCCCTAAGCACTTCATCGTAATAAACAACATTGTTGCACTCAGCGGACCACTCAACGGCTACGCACTCAAAGCCGACTCCTCCCTCTTTAGAAACACATGGGTCAACTTGATAGAACAAGATAAACTGCCCTATTTCCTCACGAGTCCACCCGTCCACCTTGAAGTGAGACAGTTCGCACCCAGAAAATCCGCGCATTTCTCTAAGACTCATGCTTCCTCTTTAGCTTTAGCTAAACAGCCTTCCTTGACCTTGTACATTAATGGCGTCCATTCCCTATACAAATCGCCCCACAACTCATCCCACCACTTCATGCGCTGAGCTCTTGCCTTCTCGGGATGTCGCTGTTCCCATTTTTGCTGCTTGATGCGCTTACGCCTCGGGCTCGTCATAGCCGGCTCTGTCGAACGCGAACCACTTCGTGGGCGTACTCGTCTTTGTGTTCCTGATCCTCGAATAACAGCGCCGCCTTTCCTTTCTCTACTGGCCCCAATACGCGCAGTAGCTGCCCGTTTCTTCTAAATTGAAGGTGATACACTCTCGACTTATCCGCCGACCCTTCGTCCAGCACCTCCCGAACGCGAAACGGGGTGTCTCTTTCTCTTTTGTCAACCTCATGGAACAACCTCGCAGAAGCTTCATGTGCAAACATGTGATGTATTCCTAGCTTGTCATCATACACTATCCACCACTCACGCGGCTGCGGCTTCTTCTGCTCACTTTTCCAACACGACTTGCAAACCTCTGGCGCATACGCTTCTGTTATAGCTGTATATGCAAAGCTCAAACCACATTTGCGACAATACTGACTTGGCTGTCTATCTCCTCCCTCAGCCTCTTCGGCGAGAACGTAGCGGTGCGTTGAGCGACAATCTGTATCTGGAGGGGCCTCGTCTTTTGAGGCATACGAGCCGCCCAATCCGCGACTCCCGTACCATGGCACCCAAATCTCTTTCGGCGGCGGCGAGAGCTTTAGAGGCTTGAGCCAAATGACATGCTCCCCTCTGGCTGCTTTAGACTGGTATACCTTGTCTCCAACCACCTCCCACTCCGTCCCATCACTCAAGCGTGCGGTTAGCTTTTTCTCGGTCATATGCCCTCGTTGTCTAGAAACTCTTCAAATGTTAGCGCACGTCCCAAGTTAGCGTGCTCTGCTGCAAGCTCGTTGCGGCTACTAACCCATACACGCCGCACCAACTCACGGCGCTCGGCTTCTGTATACTGAATAATTTTATCGTGTGCGTCTGATGTCGGGCTCTCTCCGTTTTTGTCTGGGAAATAGCACCTAACATAATGCAGGTTCGTGTTAATCTCGGAACTATAAGTTGCGAAATCTACAAAGCGCTCCGTGCCTATCTCACTCAGCTTCTTCATTTGCTTCCTTATCCCATAGCGGGTTGTCAATTTTTGCGTATGGGAAAAGTTCGGCAAAGCCACAAACCGAGTACCCTAGCGACATCTTGAATTCCATATATCGCCGCTTTGACCATGGTCGCTTGGTCTGAAAAAGCACCGCTATTTCGTTTAGATCGATCATCTTAGCTAAATGCAGTGCCACGATAAGAGGATCTTCTATGAAGCGCTGCACTCCATCAATTATTACCGTTGGGTATTCTATGCCGCTAACTTTAACCGGGTATATTTTCCGCTTGCTCATGACTTCGGCTCCTCGTTTTCTATGCGGTGATTAACAAGCTCGGTGATATGAAGAGGCGTGCTCGTATCTCCGTCAAACCAGCCCGTCTTGTATCTACTGAGGCCGACATATATGCCAAGAAGGCAATTATCAGCACCGCCAAGGCTTGCGGAATATTCCTTGCATAGTTCTCCCAACTTTCTGAAAAACTCTTTGTGCTCTGGTTTCATTTCTTGCCCTTCTTAAAAACATTTACAAACTCAACAGGCTTAGTAATAAGCGAACGCTCTTTAAAAACTACATTTTCAAGGGCCGACAAGCGGCTTTCCATTTTTGCTATATAACGGCCAATAATCTTGTCGCTTGCAACGGTCCATTCAGCGTGCTGCTCCAACTCCTTCACACGCTTCTTCAACGCGTTAACGTTTCTCATCGTAGTGTCGGGGGGATTACGCTTCTTCTTTGTCGTCTTGTTCTTCACCAAAGACCCTCCTTTCTAGTTTGCTTAGTCTTTTTTGCAGCATTGCAATTTTATCCTGAGCTTCACACCACATGCCACAAAGCTCGTTGTGCCCTACTGCAAGCTCTCTAAACCGCATCTTGATTTGTCTTGAAGTCATGTTGTCTAGGTCAAACGGCTCGTTGGGCGGCCTTGTTTCTTCTGTTGTCATTCCTCAGTCTCCTTAAAAGTCACGCGCACTTCCTTAACCTCGTATGCGCTTATTGCTTCTTCTGAGAGCGCTCTATCTGCAAGGTCCTCAATTGCGCGGCGCGTTAGCCCTGCAGGGCCTTTGTCGGTAGCCGCGTAGGCGTCCATAAAACTCTTCTTGAACCTCGCAAGCTCTGCAGCTTCTTTAGTTTTATGAACGTACCCCACGCGCTTGAGGTCCTTGTTCCAAAGGATGAATCCCTTGAGTTCCATTACTCTAGTTCTCCTCCATCTGGTACAGGCGGCGTGGGCTTTGGCGGCACGCTTGGCTTCCCTTTGCCTTTTTGGGCAATAGGGCTTCCATCATTCCTGCAGCGGCTCATCTCAGAAATTGATTGAGCGCTAAAAGACAGGTTGTTGGTATATGAGAGCACAATTGCGTTGGTGCTCATAATGGACACGTCACTAGCGTGAGTAGCCCCGAACACATGCCCTAGCTCGTGCGCCATGGTGATGCCTGAGGCGTTGATGCGGGACTCTCCTGCAGCGTTAGCTGGGGTAAGCGCTGCCCATGCAACGCGCCTTGAGACATGCCTTGAACAAGCATTGCCCCTAGCGGCGCCGCCTATATAAAGCTGCCCGTTAGCCACCATAGGACCAGAGACTACAATCGTAGGCCCACTACGAAATCTGCGTAGCCCCTGCGCAATCTTTTCATAGCAGTAGAACTGCTCAGGAAAGCCCTGCAGCGTGTTCTGAGCCACGCATGGGTCTGTGGGTCTGATTGCCAGTTTGGTGACCGCTATGGGCTTCCCTGCGCCGTCTAGCTTGGTCCTAGCTACGGCACTGATAAGCGCCATTTGCTGCGCCATAGGGGCGCCTGTGGCTCCTAGGAGCACTACCCGCACGGGTGTCTCTGCTAAAGCTGGAGTGGAGAGTAGTAGGGATAGTAATAGTGTTTTAGTTTTCATTTGCTGGTGCCTCCGGGGGTACGATTGAAAGAGTGACTTTTGGCGCTGGCGCGTTGCTTGCCGATGCCTCTTCAAACTTAATGCGTAAGAGGGTCGTTATGTGGTCAAGAGCTTGTTTGGTAAGCTCTGCATCAGAGCGCCAATGCTTAGAATGCAGGGTGCAGCCCTCTAAAGAGCGCCATCCTATTTTAAACATATCGATTAGGTCTTGCAGGACAAAGGTATTTTCAACCTCACCTGAAAATAGATTAGTTCTCACTTGTCGGTCTCCTTTGTTGGTATGCGTTTAAACAGCTCTATTGGAACATGGTAGAGTTTTTCGAGGTCTCCGAGGTCGCCCCGGTCAGAGCGCCCACCAAATCTGATATAGAAATTTCTTCTTGCTTCGGTCTCGGATGCGTCCACGTAGTACAAATCGACGCCAAATTGTACGCATAAAAGGACAGTAGGGTGTGCAACGCGTTCAAGAGCGGCGAAATGAAAATCATGGTAAGCGAAAGAACGGCAAAAGGTATGCAGTCGGTTAAGTTTATCATAAGAAATCATCAACGTTGGGTAGGTTCCGTAGGCGTGTTTGCGGCATTTGATTTCACAGAAGGAGCTAATGACTCGCTCCCCTGTGTGGATTCGTTTGGTAACAAGATAATCAGCCCTCCACGGCGGTTTAAGTGGTCCCAGAAGTGTTCTTGATGGCCCGAGCCACAAGCTAATAGTTCTTCGAATAGCTTCTTGCTTACGAATATCGGACGCTTGTTCATATTGTTTTCTTCCCATTAATCGCTTCCGTCAAAAGCTCCTCGCGCAAATTCTTGTACGCGAGAACTGATTTGCTATCCTTCCACGTTATCCCTGCAGCGCGCAGACGCTGAGTGACGTACTCAGCCCCCAAGCGGTCCATGCAGTACTCAATCTTTGGATACATAAGACCGTTAGGAAAACAGACGCATTCAGAGTTATGCAGCACAATCACTTCACCGTCCCTACGCTTAGTTTCGGAAAAACCTCGAAAGGCTAATTCTTTAAGTCTTTCCCTGCGCAGGTTAGCGAGTACTCCAGCCCCCGAGAACATTGCCGGACGTTTCCGGGGGGAGTTCAAAACTCTAACGTTTTCATTTTGAGATTGTGCGGCAACTTTGAATGCATCTGTCATAAATCACCTGCTAAAATGAGATATCATCATCGGTCCACGGAACATCGGTTTGCACCGATGCTGGTTTGATGGGGTTCGGGGGCTTCACTGGCGCTGGGGCTTTTACTACTGGCGTGTCCTTGCGGTCGCCCTTGCTGTGAAACGCAATCGAGCTAATCGTGTTGCGTGTCTTAGCGGGGTTCGGCTCATGGTTCACCGCGTAATAGTAGCCGATGTGCAGTGAGCACCAATTCTTAAACGCATTGCCATCCTTGCCAAACACCGGGACCACACCGTCCTCAGATAGCTGAGTTAAGAAGGGAGGGAGCTTCGCCTTCTCGCCAAAGCTGGGAGTAAAGAGCGCGTTAATCTCGGCAATGTACCCTTCAGGGACTAGCGACAAAACCTTGTCCTGCACAGGGAGAAACGAGAACACGACCTTTGGCATGGGATCCTCAGGGCGCTCGCCCTTCTCTGGCCTGCAGAACTTCTCGCCACGTGGCAAGGTTATCTGCTTAACCTCGGTTAGCACGCAGAGACTACGCCCCTTAGGGAATACGAACCTATCCATACCTCCGCCACCTTCTGTAATTACCCAATTAGCTAATGTGTTGTCTTGAGCCATACTAATCACCTACTTACTTATGAGGCTTAATTGCCTCCTTGTTAAACTTCGTTAATGCCCCGTAGTGAGGGCAGCCGGGGCCACGCTGCCGTGCTTGCTTGTCTAGCTAATCTTTGAAAAAGGGCAGGGCAATAAGAGACTTGATCTCCGCATACGCCGCGTCGATAGCGTCAATAGCCCCCCTGCAGTAGTGCTGTTCTTTAGCGTTGCCAGCTTCTTGTTCTAAATGCTCCGAATTGACGTAGTAATATCTAAGAGCGCCTAGTTTAGTTAGGAGCTCTCCCAAAGGGATGCTTAACGCTTCGCGTGCTTTAGCTTTAACGGCGGCGTCAGGGATAGCGACGTTTTGAGGCTCCTCTGGTAGTTCGTCCTCTAAGGTGAACTCGGCGTGGTCCTTACAGTCTGAGCACATGCCCATGTGGTGCCCTTCTGATTCGTGGGTGTCCCCGATGGGCTTAGCGCCGCAACAGGTGGATAGTACTTGCTCTTTGTCTTGTAATTCCATAAGCCATTCCTTTGATTTGCCCATGACAAGCCTTTACTAGTTGGTAAACTTAAATGTACAATGCTTATTAACTATGAACATGCGTCTGTCAATAGAAAAAGACAAATTAAGATACTGGGGGTTCGCTCGTGAGCTTGCGCGCCTAGGCATCAAACAAGCGGAACTTGCTGAGAAGCTGGGGGTATCTAGGCAAGTGGTCCACAACTGGGTCACCAAGGGCTCTATACACGCCCACAAGCGATTTAAGTGGGAGCTCCTTAACATGGGCTTTAACCTGAAAGATAATGCGCCACAGCCCGGCGTAGGGCCTGAGGGGCAGGGCGTAGAGGCTAAGGCGGATGCGCCTAGTGCCCCTACCCCTGATTCGCCTCAGGCAGAAAAGGTCGATTAGGGGGGTAATCCTAGCGGCCCTTCCTTGTGGGAACGTCGAATGCTGAGATTTCAACATCGGAGCCCAAAAGTCTGACGTTTATAAAAATCCACGATCCTAGAGTTCCTAGGACAAACATGTTTATGACAAACCAAGCTATGATGTTCTGAAGGGTGAAGATTTGTTTGAGTAGGTTCATGATCCGCTCACCTCCCCGTCTTCTTGCACTTCACGATGTAAGGGCGCCTTCTTAGGGCAACCAAACGGGATAAGGGCGCACCATAGGGGCTTATTGTCTGCCCGGTATTGGCGCGACTCCTCGCGGTACTCATCCACGCGGTAGGCCTTGAGGCTTCCCGTTACACCGCACCCTGATAGGTAGACTGCGGCGATAGCGTACATGCTTAGTGATAGAAACAATCCTAGTCTCATATGGTCTCTCTCTGTTAAGTGTTAAACGGTAGGCCTTAAGCTTACCAAGGTAAGGGCTATCGACCCTCACCATGCTAGGCTTTAGCGATTAGTTTGCATCAATGCACTTGATAACTTCCCATCCGTTCATCCTTGGCTCATCGCTTGGGATAAGGATGCAGAGGTCACCATGCATAGTTTCCCAGCTAAAGATGCCTACCGTGCTCTTAGGCCCACTACCAAAAACAGGAAGGTCGAGACTTAAATCGATGTAATCTTCGAGCCTCTCGCCACGTTCCTTAAAAAAGGCGTTAGCGTGCCTAAGTGCCCCAACTAGACCTAGAAGCCCCTTTGCTTCCTTAATGCGCTTTATCTTAGTGCGCGATTGTTTCGCATCCCTATCTTCTCTTAATGCGTCATGCATCGCGGCTTCGTGTCTATCGTATTCGCCCATATGGTCTCCTTTATCCAGCACCACAATCGATGCTTTACAAGCCCCTCAGGGTTAGTGAGGGATAGGTAAAGAACCTATATAAGGTTAGCGATAACGATGGGTTTATTACCGTCCGAGCTTCTTGGAGCGGTAAGGGAGTCACGCAATATCTGCTCAGTGTCCAAACGAAGGAAGATTGGAGAGCTTCCAAGGGGAGATGTGATTAGAAGTCTAATAGACTTTACAAGCTCCTCTACTTGTCCGACTGATTCGGCATTGGTCCAGACATATACAATGTGCTTGACCTTGGGATCCCCTCTGTCAAAGACATCGGGAGCTCCGTTAAATGTGTGGCTTGCTTCTTCCCATTTCTTAGAGTTGATACGCTTCTTGGTTAAGACAATGTGCTCATAAACATTCATGCTCATAAACTAATCTCCTAATTGCTAATCATCTAATGTGAAGCAGTTCCCTACCTCACAAGCTAACCTTATACCTAATCACTGACACTAGTCAACATAAATTTACATGGTAGGTAAAAAAAAGGTGGGGTGAAAAATACCGCCCCCCCGCCCTACCTACTATTAAGCTATCGCTCATTCATCGGCAAAGCTTTAGAGAATAATTGAGGCTCTATCGATGCGGTTATTTTTATGTAACTAGCTTCTTTTGAGAGAAAGATAAGCTTGCTTAGTCAAAACGCTATGAGAAACAAAAGCCTTGTTTGTACCCCCTTTCCCTCTAAGTGCTTAATATTACTGATCCGGTAATGGTGAGGGAGTGGATAAGCTCGGGGATCTATATACCGTATAGGTCAAGATGCAAGCTTATCCAGTATCCGTATAAAGGAGCCGGTCACGGATTTAACGTCTGGCACACATAAGGTTTGGCAGGTTATCGAGTCTCCAATTACGCCAGCGATGGGCCACGCTTCAAAAAGCATGGAACAACTAAGGGAATCTCCACAACGTTAATTGCAGAGGCCTTCTCTAGCCCCCCCGAGGCAGGCTAGACACTATAGGTTATGGTTTATGATGGTTTACCTAAATCCCATCTCGGCGTTGCGCAGGGCCCTATTTCAGCCAGTCTTGCAACGTGTGGTGCCATGTTCTCTCTACTCCCTATTTACCCCTAGACAAGGCGACTCGGCAAGGGCAATATCAGCTTAACCTGTGTCTCTCACATGTTCTCTACTTGGAAGGGTCTAACACCGCACTAAACCGCGTTGTTAGGCCCTTTTGAGTGTCTACAGCATACCCATAGATAATACCTATAAGACCCATAGAGAAAATGAATGAGACTAGGCGAGGCAATCGCGGGTAGTTGCCTGCGCCAATCAACTAACCCGATTGCGCCCCCGAAATGGCAACGGCACAGAAACGTGTTATCGACACATTTCAAGGCTAATAAGCACCACAATGCACAGGGGGCCTGTTTCCCCATGCGCCCAATGGCTTACTAAACCAGTTTTAGAAAACTGATTAACTAAAGCAGGCCCGTTTTTCTAGGCCTTTACCCCCTATTCGCGTTCGCGCGCGTGGCTCAGCCAGCCCACCCCTCCCCCCGGTCAGGCCGCCAGCGGGGGGTGGGCGCGCGCCATAGTACCCGCGCCTAGATTTTTTCTTTTTCCTGCATCGCCTCTAGTTTTTTTTTGGCTGTATAGCCTTGCTGAAAGCTGTCAATTCTTGGAGTCTTGACTGATGAAATTGACGGCAAAACCGGTCAAAAAGCGTCGTTATGGTCGTCATGTTAAGACGTTTACGTTGCGTTTGACGTGGGCGCAGCATCGGAAGCTGCAGATTTTGTGTTTTGAGTTAGGCATTTCCCAGTCTGATTTTATGCGTAAGACGCTTGGGGTAGCTTTGAAGAACGTGGATTTGGACAAGCCTGTTCGGGGGATTAAGTGATGAGGTGGCAGGTTGAGTTGCAGGAGCTCTTGGTTAATGGGATGCGGTATTGTTTTAAGCCTGTAGGTGGGAGGTTCCCTGAGTTAGATGAGGATGAGTTAGTGGGTAGTCCTGAGGAGGCTGGTTTTTTGGATAGGTTGGAGGGGCTCATTAACGACTTAAGGAAGAAGGCGTTTTACCGGGGTTATGAGATGGGCGCTAGGGATGCGGCGCTGGATGGGGGTTTTGAGTTTGACGTTGATGTGGCCAAGTTTGGTGCATCTAGGGCTTGGGAAGAGGTGGAGGCTGAGTGATTAGGTTATCGGCTAGGGAGTTAGCGTTATTTGGGGTTAATGGTTTTCAGGCGATGCAGAAGCCTGATGAGTTAGAGGCTCTGCTGATGATAGTGGAGAGTTTGGCGCCTAAGGTTGTGGTTGAGATTGGGGTTGGTAAGGGTGGGACGGCGTGGTGTTGGAGTAAGTTTTCGTCTGTGGAGAAGCTTATTCTTATAGACCTTCCCGGTGGTCCTTGGGGTGGTGGCCCTACGAAGGAGAGTGTTGAGTACATAGCGGCTAATACCTCTGCCCACGTTCATTTTATAGCTGGGCATTCTCTTAATTCGGAGACGATGGCTGCGGTTAAGAAGAGTCTTGGGGATGACCCTGTAGATTTCCTGATGATTGATGGGGATCATTCGTATGAGGGTGTGAGGGCTGATTTTGACCTATACGAGGATTTGGTGAAGGCGGATGGGTTGATAGCCTTCCATGATATTTGTGAGCATCCAGCGGAAGCTAAGTGCAATGTGAAGCGCTTTTGGGACCAGCTTAAGGGGATGTATGCGCCTGATAGGGTAGCTGAGTTTATCTCTGAGCCTCAGAACTGGGGCGGCATAGGGGTGATTAAGACATGACTCTCCCCAAGGTTGGTAGCAGGGAGTTATTCGTCAAGGAGGTGACTCTGCCTCTTTCTACTTCTGCCATCTTAGGAAACGGCATTGACGCTACTACTCTTCCTGAGGGACACCTTTCTTGCCCTCAGTGCAAAGGGCACCTGTGGGAAGCGTGGGTTTACATGGACGCGCACCGGGTGGAGATGGGGTGCCGCAAGTGTAACTGGAACTGCAGAATCCTTTTTCCTATGGACGTGGTTTTCCCTAACTCTGGCAGGTGGAGTTGTAAGAAGCATCCTGACTTAGGGGTGGTGCTTATTCACAATGTGGATGTGATTAACATTGGGTGTGAGAGGTGCTACCGGGATATTACTTTTAAGCTGAGAAAGGCTCAGGGGTTAATTTTAGCGGAGGATTTAGATTGAATAAGTTCATTGTGTACCGGCATTCGTCTGGGGAGTTTTGTTTTATTAAGAGAAGCAGCATTTCTTCTTTTAAGCCTGAGTTCATTTCTAAGTTTCAGTACCGGATTATGGTTACGGCTGATGGGAAGGAATTTATTGCGGCTGAGTCTGAGAGCATGGAAGCTGCTGAGGCTTGGATTATGGCTCAGATTAGGCTGATTGAAGAGAGTGAGGCGCCTGCTCAGGGAGCTAAGAAGTAGATGGAGGAGGAGAAGTCTTTAGTCACTTTAGAGAAGGAGCAGCATGATCTCCAAGTTTCCCAAGCCAGAAGCCTTGAAGTTCTTTCGCAGGGAATCTCAGATATCGCAGCTTTCCTCACTGGCGGTGGGCTTAGTGAGCTCTTATCGGGATACGCTAAATCCAGCGCTTCAACAGCAATCCTCGGAGGTCTGGCAGCGCATGATGGACGAAACGCTCTCGATGCTAGAGTACTGGGACAGAACGCTCTCGAAGTCGTCGAGCAAGTACTCAAAGTGCACGATAAGTTCCATGAGCGACTTTCGGCGAAAGAGCCGAGGGACTCCGAAATAAAACCTGCTCCTAAAGAGGACTAATGACCGGTAAGATTTACATTGAGAACTACGAGGGGAAGCATAATACCCCAGAGCGTTATAAGGCGTGGGACAACCTAGGGCTTTATAAGAACCTATCCACCGTGTGGGTTACTCCTACCCGTGGCACCTGCGGGACGCGCGTTGCCTTTTCTTGGGCTGCAGTGCAGGGAGCTGCTAATACGCCGCTCTGCAGAATATGCGTGGAAGGCTTTGAGGTAGGGAAAGCCTACAATGAGGCGATTGTTCAAATACTCTCTTCTCCTCAGCTCTCTAAGTTTCAGTACCTGCTTACGGTAGAGGAGGATAATACGCCCCCTCCTGACGGGCTTATTAAGCTCTACGAGTCTATTCAGAAGTATGACGTGGTGGGCGGTCTTTACTGGATTAAGGGAGAGGCCGGAGTCCCGATGATTTGGGGAGACCCCAAGGAGCCCGGCACCTACGTTCCCCAAGTACCTGTCTTAGACACGGTGCAGGAATGTAACGGGTTAGGTATGGGCTTTTCTCTCTTTCGTATGGACATCTTTAGAAACCCCGGCTTTGAGTTTGGGCAGTGGTTCAAGACGCTGAGCGACGGCAAAAACATGATGACTCAGGACCTGTACTTCTTCAAACGGGCGCAGGAGCTAGGCTACAAGTTCGCGTGCGATACGCGCGTGAGAGTTGGACATTACGATCAAGCTTCGGGGGTTATATGGTAAAAATAGCATTCACTTACGGCACACTGCCAAAGGAAGGTTTTGAGAGCTGCGTTCCTACAGTTACCGCTCACTTAAAGGATGAGTCGGTGGACGAAATTGTAGGCGACTACGTTATTGAGAAGGTTCCTAACCTTATTCTCTTCATTGAAGAGTGCTACAGAATCCTTCGTCCGGGCGGCAAGGCTGTCTTTACTTCACCTAACGCAGCTTCTTCTACTGCGTGGATATCTCCCCTTACGGTGCGCGGCATCTGTGAATCAACGCTTAACTTCTCCTCCAAGGAGTGGCGTGAGCAGTACAAGTTTACTGACTACACGATGCGCGCTGACTTTGATGTGACTGGTCAGTTTGTAGTTGACCAAGAGGCTCTTGCTCGTAGTGATGAAGCAAAAAACTTCTGGCTCAAGCGCTACATGAACGTAGCTCAAGGCATCATATTTACTCTTACTAAAAAGTAATTTGTGAAAAACAAAGTTAAGCCAGTTAACCAAGCGGCGCTCCTTGAGAAGTACATAAAGCGTCTTGTCAGTAAGCAGCCTCAGTGGATGAGGAGTCTGTTTAGTGATGAGCGCGTGGTGTTCTGCGTAGAGGATGACATGTCTTTTGTCTTAGCTTTTTCTAAAGACTTAGCTCCCACCACTAAAGAAAGAGTCAGGCAGCGCGTTGCTGCGTACATGGAGAAGTTTCCTTGCTCTATTTTGCAGGAGACGGTTGTCCAATGAGAAAGGAAGAAGAGCTTGCTTACATTCTAAAGTGCTTTGAAGAATCTATCCTTGAGAAGTTCGGGAAAGAAATTCCCATGGCAGAGTTCAAAGAAGCTTTTCAGCAAGAAAGGGCAAAAAGGCTTAGGGCTTTTGTTGAAAATAAGCTTGGTCATTTAAAAGACAATGACTTTATCAGGCTTGCAGATATGGCGATTAAGCCACCTGCTCTGCCGGAGGCCGCTGAGCGTGGTAGACAAAAGAAGAGCTAATTGGGAGAGAACTCCCGAGTGGCAGCGCACCGTTGATAGAGTCCTTAAGTGCAAAGAAAAGGGCCTTGAGATGGATGCGATAGTGGCGCTTGTAGGAGAAGATAAGCACGCGGTTAAGCGCATTATTGAAGATGAAGAGCTGGCGGATGAGCGCGCGCGTGAGGAGTTCGATAGGAAAGTCCCCACCATACAGAATATAATTTCTTTGTCTCTAGGCGCTATTAACGACACGCTTAAGGACATGTCTCTTGATGATGAGCTCCGCAAAAGAATGCTCGGCAAAGTCTCTGACGTGGCGCTTTTGGTGAAGGCAGTTGAGTCTTTAAATACGCTTCTTCGTTTGGAGCTTGGCAAATCTACGCAGAACATTGCGGTTAAGAATTCTTATCAGCAGACAAGACAAGTCTTGCAAGAGATAGCAAAGGTTGACCCTGTTTTTGATTATCCCACTCTCCCAGAAGGGGATAAGGAATGAGCGACAAATACTTAGCTGCTAGAAATCACGCTGAGATAATGAGCGCTGTTTATGACAGGATTAACAACGTTCACAAGAAGCCCCTTCACACTGGCCAGATAAAGATAGCTAAAGATTATTTTAATAGAGGCATGAAAATCATCATGTCTCAGTGGGGACGCTCTGGGGGAAAGACAGAGACGGCGCTTTATCTTGCGTGCGTAGCGTCTCTTCTAAACGATAATTTCATCACCTACATAATTACTCCTGAGCGTAAACAAGGGAAAGAAATCTACTGGGCGCCTAAGCGCCTGCAGAACTATCCTCCTCCTGAATATGTAGAGGCGGACAAAGACTCAGAGCTTCGTTTAACCTTTAAAAACGGCTCTTTTATATGCATTGATGGATGTGAGAACTACAATGCGCATCGTGGTCTAAAGCCTAATTTAGTTATCTACGATGAGTTTCAGAACCACAGCAAAGAGTTTCACTTAGAGGTAATGGCGCCTAATCTTCTTGCTAAACTTTCGTCTCTTGTCATTTTCGGTACTCCTCCAAAGCAAAGAAGTTCTTTCTACGTAGAGTTTCGTCAGCAGCTTCTAAAGCAGATTAAAGAAGAAGACGCGACGAGAAGCTACTACGAATTTAAGTCTGAGATTAATCCAACGCTAGATAAGTCAGAGCTTGCAAAGATTAGAAAAGAGCTCATCGAGTCTGGCAATGAAGTTATCTGGTACCGAGAGTATGAAGGGAAGCTTTCCTTCGGTGGTGAGGACGTGGTGTTCCCTAAATGGGATCCTGACAAGCACATGAAGGCTCACCGCGTAGTTACAAGCTACGTTGAGAACGATAGGCACAAGCTTAAATGGTTCACTATCTGTGACCCCGGAACGTCATCCTGCTTTGGTGTGCTCTTTGCTGCGTACAGCGCAAGCACTCAGACGCTGTTTATCCTTGATGAGATTTACGAGAAGGATAGAAAGCGCACGCACACGTCTCTTATCTGGGACAGGATTAGAAAGAAGGAACAGGAGCTCTACCCCACGGGTGATGAGAAATCATGGCGCCGCGTGTACGATGAGCAGGCTGCATGGTTCGGGCGTGAGATAGCGGCGAATTATCATATCGGCCTTACTCCTACGCAAAAGCACAGCATAAAAGAAGATGAGGGCGTAGCGCGCGCAAAGATGCTAATGGCGCAGCCCGGAGCTTTGCTTGTTTCTGATAGGTGCTATTGGCTACGCTGGGAAATCGAGTCTTACATTACAGACGCTAACGGGAACTACCCTGATAAGAATAACCATTTACTGGATTGTTTGTCGGGAGACACGTTAGTTGAGACCGTTAATGGGCCTATTGAGATAGCAAAGCTAGTGGGGAAGGTAGGCTATTTAAAAAGTAGGGACGGAAAGATTTGTAAGTTTGATTCGGTGAGGAAAACTCATACAAACGCGCCAATGGTAGAAGTCGAATTTAGTGATGGAAGGAAAGTTCGGTGTACTCCTAATCACAAGTTTTTGACTGACGCTGGAGATTGGGTAGAGGCGGCTTGCCTACGCCATGGGGTATTGATACAGTGCGATACCTATGGAAATAAAAATAATCTCAAAACTAGAGCAAGAGTTTCTCGGGAAGAGCTATCGAAAGTATCGTGGCGAGAATTACTTCAGTCGTGGCGTGAAAAGGCTTCACAGGGTTGTTTGGGAGTATTTCAATGGGCCAATCCCCAAAGGGCTGCAGGTTCATCACATCGATGGATGTTCAACGAACAACAGCATTCAGAACCTTTGCTTGCTTACGGTCAAGCAGCACATTGGCAAGCACATGACTCCGGCGCGCAGAGCAGCAGCAAGAAAGCATATGCTAGAGACGGCAATGCCTTTAGCAAAAGCTTGGCATGGTTCAGAGGAGGGCCTTGCTTGGCATTCTCAGCATGGCAGAGAGGTGTGGGAGAAGATGCCTTTAGTGACCAAGGTTTGCGAGACTTGCAAGAAGTCTTACCAAGTAAAGAAGAGTGCTTCTCAACATTCAAGGTTCTGTCACCAGAATTGCAAGATGACTGCTCGCCGGAGGCGGCTCAGGTCATTAGGGTTAAACAGTCAGGGCAAGCCGACACGTACTGCATGAACGTGGAAGATACTCACTGCTTTTCAGTAAATGGCGGGATTATCGTACACAACTGCCTTAGATACTTAATGCAAGCGAGTAATTGGAAAATGCTTGAGAAGGTAGAGTCTGAGCTCGTGCAGTCAGTTCATAATCAACCTGCCCAAAAAGCGCAGGTAATAGAGGTTACTGATTGGGCGGATAACATCGTTGAAGGTTCTTTGTGGGGGATTCCTGATGATTACTTTTAGCTTACTGCTCCTCGCTATCAACCTCTGGATTGTCTCTATCGTGTATAGGGCAGAGAAGGTGCTTGCGAGAGAGTTCGATAAGACCAGAAGCTGGGCGCATAACTTTGGCATGCGGTTTGTAAATGACTGCAACAACCGCATTGATGTGTTTGGTAAAAAGGCAGAGAAAGAGCTGAGAGGTAAGGCAGATAAGGTTCTTATTGACTCTGCCGTTGCCACGAAAATGGCAGACCGCGCCTTCAACATGGCATCAAGCGCGAACCTCGGGGTAGTCGCTCTGCAGAAGGCGCTTGCCACCCCAAGACTCATCAATAGGGGGCAGGCAAAACTCAATGAACTTGCCAAAAATAGTGTTGACGAGTTATTTACTACACAGGGGGAGTACGACTGGCTTAAGCCTCTCTTAAGTGATAGCGACCTCGACCTTCTAGAAGAAATCGAACAAAAGAAGCTTAAAGACCAGATGAAATCTTAAGGCACCCTAATGGCTGGAATCGGACCTAACAACAGGTCGGTCTTTGACGACTTAGAATTCAGTGACAAAGAAATCAGTCCTTTCTGGGCTATAAGCGACATTTCCGACGAGAAAGAAGTAGAGAAGTGGATTGATAACGCTGTCTCCGCTTGCCAAAGTTACTATAGAGACTACTTCCAGATTCAAATGGACAACCTGCTCCTTTTTCGGGGCATTCAGTGGTTGTCGGCAGATAGAGCTTCAAACCGCATCCTTGATAGGCAGGGGTTCCCCAACATTAGAAACCCTCGGATTGTCATCAATCACCTTGCTGACTTTGTGACGCAGTGGGTGTCTCGTCTCACTAGGTACCGTCCCGCCGTTGCTATCTATCCCGCGCGCTCTGAGCAGTTAGATGCGGATGATGCGAAGATAGCAAAGAGCGTTCTTGATTATATCTGGTATCAAGCTCGCATCGATGAAACGCTGCAGGACTTCGTGCGCCAAATGAAGATATTTGGTGAAGCGTACATGTGGATTACGTGGAATCCCCAAAAGGGCGACGTACATCCTGATTGGCTAGCTGCGCAGCAACAAGGGCAGAAGGTCCCCGTCCTAGATTCTCAAGGCATCCCCGTAATGAACACCAAAGGGGAGCCTATGTTCATGGACCACGCTCCTCACGTGGGAGAGGTGGATTACCAGATTGATGCGCCTTGGCATGTGTTTGATCAGCCCTGCCGCAATCGCCGCAACATCGACTGGTCCTTTAGATGGTACTTAGAAGACGTTGAGTACTTAAAAGCAAAGTACCCTGATAGAGCTGATGAGATTACGGTTGATGCGGATATCAACAACCTCTACACGGCTTACCGGCTAGACGTTGGCCGTCTTAAGAATCAGGTAGTGGTGTATGAGTTTTATCACCGCTCCCATGAGTTCATGGAAAAGGGGCGCTACATTAAGCGCGTTAAAAACGTAATTCTAGAGAATACTGATTTGCCTTACGAGCATGGGCAAATCCCGTATATCTACATGGCTGACCAAGAAATCCCTGACCAGATTAGAGGTCAGTCTTTCTTTCAGCAGCTCTTCCCGATTCAGCATCAGATTAACGCTACGGCGTCTCTTATCTACAAGTCCCTCGTTCTTTACGCTCATCCAAAACTAGTTATTCAAGACGGCTCCTGCGATATGCAGCAGCTTCTGAATGAGTCCACCGTGGTGCAGTACTCTGGCGGCGTAGCTCCTCAGCTTCTCACTCAGTCCCCGGTGGCGCCTGAGCTCTTTAATCACATGCGGATTCTAGAAGAGACGGCTAACAAGCTTTCTGGCGTATTCACGATGTCTCGTGGCGAGGCGCCTTCTGGAATACGCGCTGCTAAAGCGCTGCGCGTTCTTGAAGAGCAGGAAGATAAGCGCGCATACGTGACTGCCGTTAAGTACAACAACATTGGCCTTGTTGAGAATGCCAAGATGACGCTTAGCGTTGCTGGCACGTTCTATGATGATGCCGACGGGCGCCTTGCGCAGATAGTTGGGCGCGACAACGAATTTAAGATACTGCAGTTCAAGACCGCTAACCTTTCGAAACCGTATCATGTGCGGGTAGAAAACACGACGGCGCTTTCTCTTTCTCCTGCAGCGAGAATTGATGAAATCACAGAGCTCTCTCAAATGCAGTTCACGCCTCAGAGCCTCATGCAGCGTGAGCAGGTCATTCAGCTTCTAGACATGACTGCTTCTGACCAGTTTAAAGACATCGTGACCCGCGCAATTAGATGCGCTCAGAGTGAGAACGACGATTTCCTTGCAGGGCGTTTTGTTAGCGCTCCTGTTGAGACGGAAGATTTCATTGCTCACTGGAAAATACACTTACAGATGTTTCAGTCTCGTGAGTGGAAGGAGCTTGTCTCCCCTGAGAGAAAACAAGCGGCTCAGCAGCATCTGCTCATTACTGAGTACGCAATGCACAAGAAGGCGTACGGCATCATTGGACCTGCGACGGGCGTTCCTATTGCGGTAGGCAATCCCATCTTTGCGCAGCGCTTAATGACTGAGTGCCCTGATTTCCCAATGCTCCTTGGAGCGCCGCTTCCTACTCCTGCCCCCATGGGGATGGCTCCTCAGGGCGGAGCGCCCGGAGCTCCAATGGGGCCAAGCCAAGCTTTTAATGGGTTTTTGCAAGAGGCAGGTCCCGTCGACAATCAGATGCCGCTAGAGGGCGGCGAGATGGCGGGACCTCCAGTTTTACCACCAATGCCAGAGGTTAGTCCCACATGACAGATACGCCGGTTACCAATACAGCGCCATCTACTCCTTCCGTTCCAGAATCATCTAGTGAGCCAGTCGCTGCCCCAGTAGGGGCTAAGCCTTACGATGATGATGTTTTTGATGCCTATACTGACGATGCTCCAGAAACGGAGACTGCAGCTCCTGCCGCAGAGGAGGATGCTGAAGAGCCAGAAATAGACCCTGAGACCGAAACTAAGGTTGAGGGCGCCAAGGCTACCAAAAATGACAAAGTAGATGACGGCTTTGAGGAAGTTCCTATTAAGCGCGTGATTAATGGGAAGGACGTTCAGTTTAAGGTTAAAGACGCAATTCAGGCTTACGTAAAGCAGGAAGAGTTTAACCGGAACATGGACCGGCGCATCACGCATATCTCCCAAAGAGAGCAGGCGTGGGAGAAGGATCAGCAATCCTTTAAGGGCAATTTATCTAAGTTAATTCAAGTAGCTCAGGCCGGTGATTTCATCACGGCGGTAAAAGGCCTTGCCAAAATCGCAACTCACGGCACAAACTTAGATCCAACCACTTTCGAAAAGCAGTATTTTGAGCAGCTAGACAAGGTTAGGGACGTCTATACAAAGATGACCCCTGAGCAGCGCGAGGCGTATTTTACCAAGCGCTCCCTTGCTGAAGCTAGGCAGCGCGCAGCCGAACTCGAAGAAGTTCAAAACTTCTCAGTCGAGAAGTCTCAGCTTCAAGAGAAGGTGCAAACGTTGCAGCAGCAGTACGGGGTCCCTGAAGCAGAGTTTTGGGGAAACTATCAAGTCTTGTCTAGTGAGCTTGTGAAGAGGGGTGTAGTTGGTTCAGCTGACGAAATTCAGCCTGAACATGTAGTTAACTACTCTCTAGAAGTAAGACGGCAGACGAGAGTGTTTGAAGCGGCTAAGAAGGCTGGCCTAGAGGATGATGCTAAGATTGAAGAACTTGGCAAAGTCACTGCGCTGGATCCTAGCCTGACAGTAGATGAAATAGTTCAGATAATTAAGAATGCGAACCTAGTAAGTGTTGCGCCTAACAGCGCGGTTGAGAACTTAAATAGAAAAGCTGGGAAGTCACAATCTCAGTTCAGCAAGGCCAGCTCGACCAAAAAAGACGACAAAATAAACGGGTACGATGAAGAGGACGTTGAGTTCCTTTATCGCAATCAGCCGAAAGGCTACGCCCGTAAAGCGATGCGTTAACTTTTTTGGAGTGTAAATTCAAATGGCCAATTATAACTTAACCACGGCCACTGGTGTATTTAAAACCAAATACATCAAGATGTCCCGTGATATGTTCAACAGCGAAAACGTTGTTGTAGCAAAGATAAAGCGAAACGATGTGTTCGTGGGCGACCAAGCGCTCGTTTCTGTTCCGACGTCCTTTGGTGGTGGTCGTGGTTCGGGTGTTATTCCCCGCGCTAACGTTACTGCGTACCAGAAGATGCTCATCACCGCTAAGAAGCTCTATGCAATCATCGAGATTGATAACGAGGCTATCAAGGCATCCCAAACCGATGAAGGCGCGTTTGTTCGGCTCTCTAAAGAGCCTGTAAAGCGTGGCGTTCAGTCGTGGCAGGCTAACCTCAGCCGCATGCTCTTCAATGACTCCATTGCCGCAAATGGTAACGGACGACTTGGAATTAGCTCAAGCGCAACTGCGGTAACTAGCTCTGCTGGTGTGTACACGGTTACTTTCGTAACTGCTGGCGCTAACCCTGTTAACTGGAAGCTTGCAAACTGGGAGGTTAAGGACTTCATTAATGCGTCCTTAATTGCCGGTACTGCAGAGTACGAGGTTACTGGCGTTAACCCTGCAGCCTCTGCAACTACTGCAACCGTAACCCTTACTCAGGTTGCTGGTTCTGCGTTTGATTTGACTGGACGTTTGTCAGTCAACTTCTACATGCAGAATTCGAAAGACAACGATGCTACTGGGCTTCGAGGAGCGCTTCTTGCGACTTCTGGAACTCTGTACAACGTTGCGGTTGGGTATAGGTGGCAGTCTCCTAGTCAGCTGACTAACTTGAGTGCTGGTATTACTCCTGACCTTTTGAATCAGCAGGCACTGGATATCAAATATGCGTTTGGTGAAAACCATGACATGTTTGTTACTTCCTATGTGCAGTACAGAAAGCTTCTGAATCAGCTCGAAGACCAGAAGCGCTACATGATTGTTGAGTCACGAAATGCAGGTCCTAAAGGGAAGTTCTCCTTTCAGGCGCTTGAGTTCATGGCCGACACTGGTCCTATTCCGGTCATCGCGGAAAGGTTCGTGGAAGACGACACTCTCTATTCATTGAATAGCGATTTCATCGAATTCCATGCACGTCCTGATGGCGGATGGGTAGAAGATCCTACTGCGGGTGGTAGCATTTTTAGGCTTTCGCCTACGAATGATACTTGGCAGGCAAGGTATGCGGTGTATGGGGAGTTCGCCATTATGCCGTCTGCTCACGGAATCATGACGGGACTTACCACTTCTTAATGAATTGGTAGGAAACTCTGTAGCCTAAGAATCAAAAGGATTATTTATGTCAATGGATAGAATTCACGATGTTAACGGGCTTATGCAGTTTTCTGCGCAGCCTGTCATCGGGTCTACTGGTACGGCAAGCACAGCGGCTTCCAATCAGTACCCCGGTGGATATCAGTTCGGTAATGGATTTGGAATTGTTGCGGGAAGCAACTCCACTAACGGTGGAGCTCTTGTAGCGATTCCGATTCCTCGTGGACAAGCAACGACTGATTTTCAGTCATTTGCTACCACGGGGACTATTACCCATGACGGCGCTCCGGTGGTGCTGCTCAGCATTTCGACCACGGGCATTTCCCTCAATTTGCAAGCAGCCATCTCGCATGGTCAATGCTTGACGATTGCTTGTGTGGGAACTACTGGATCGATTGCAACGGGTCTTACTACAACTGGCTTTGGTGGAACTACCACTGCGGCTTGTCGGGTAGTTGATGTTGCGCAGACCCTCAACTCCAGCGGCGCTGTTTTCCAAGCTTTTGCACAGCTTGGCGGAACTGCCACTACGAACGTTCCGTTCGTATGGCACCGCATAGCCTAAGTCGTGCAGGCGGGGGGTTTACATCCCCCCGCCTTACCAAAAATTTACCCATTAAGTTGGAGATGTAATGTTACGTGAAGTTAAGAATAAGCATATTTCCCCCCGCATCGTTCCTTTCACCGCAACCCTCGCAAGCGGTGGCTCTACCGTAGATTTAGGATACGGGGATTTCACCATCTCCAGAGCTTCCACTGGAACTGGAACACTTACTCATAAAAGCCCGTATTCTAGAAACGGGCTTGTCTTAATTAGCCAGATTACTACGGCGGGTGGCTACGCTACTTACAACGCTTCTACAGCAAGCCCTAGTTCCATCCCTTTTACTATTCTCAATGCTAGTGGAACTGCAGTTGACGGCTCAATTACTGGCTTTGCTTTTGGCTGGGATAGCACTGACCTTTCTATCTGCAAGGAGCAGAGAGTTGAGTCTACAACTGCTGCTCCTAGAATTATCTGGGGCAAGATTACTGGAACAACTGGCGCCGTTGCCATCAACGCAAGGGACTTTTCTTGCACGAGAACGGCGGCTGGAACTTACGCGGTTATCTTCCGTACTGCCTTTGGAAAGGTCCCCATGGTTAAGGTTACGGGGAGCGGGAATACCTCTACTTCCGTAGCTAATAGAAGCCGAGTCACAGCGGTGACGGCAGCTGGCTGCACAATTGTAATGGCGCCTGAGACTGGAACTCCTACTGATGGCGATTTCTACATTTGCGTCATTGGAGTTGATGGCCGTTCAGATGCAAGAAAAGGACGT